GACCCGGTCTAAAGACCTCGTCTTGAATCCCACACTGTTTGTGCGGGCTTTAAAAGAATGTTTGGCGCGCTTTCGTACGTTGGAAGGACGGATCTAAAGACCTGTTCTGCGCGTATCGGATCGATGGTGGTATTCCACGACCCTTGCAACAGTCGCAAGCAAGTGTTATATCGTCGTCTTCTGAACATGTAGACAACTTTAGCGATCAGTCTTTTTGATGTGCGGACGTATGAGGTAGATGAAAGGATGGACTTAAGAACAGTTACCGCGGCTTTACCGGTTTTCAGTTCGGCCTCGATCGACTTCGTACGACTAAGTATCTCTCGTCGGACGTCTTTGTATTGTCGGAGTCGGGCTTCGGCCGCTGGGGTAGCATAGTGCTCTTTTCGTAAGAGTTCTATGTGAGCCTTGGCTAAGACTAATATGTCCTCTGACGATACATTTGACGCGGCGTTCGGTACATCACGCAACAATCGTCTTAAACGACGAATTTCCTCAGATGACTCTGACACAGTCAGGTGGACTGGACCGTGCTTCGCGTAAGTAAGTACGGTAAGAAAGTCTGCAGGGATGTTAGAGCCTCCTCCTCCTTGGCTGAGCAAACCAGGGACGTCAAAGGCAGGGCTGAGATTTTCCACCGTTCGTAGGGCACAGGCTCTGATTCGTTTATGTACACGACCATCTTGTGTTATTTTTATCAACGGATCAACGACTAATCTTCCTTTCTTTTGGTTGATAGTTCGTGTCGCACAGGCTTCCCCAATTCTAACTATGGGAGGCCCAAGTGCTTCGTCACTACGAACACTGTTGCGGTAGACAAATCGTTCGCAGAACACTCCAAAGCGAGCTGATATGAAGCTCTTGCGATAATTATTTTCTAACCGGAGCGCTTCGATGTTGCGTTGATAGCGTCGGATTGTAGAGAGGTCCCAAAGACCGATCAAGTCATCTCCGCATATCGAATGATCTTCCCGTCTCGCTCCTGCGTCAGCAGCTGCGAAAGCATTGAGTACACATAATACAGTCCACGAAGGGCCTAAGCCCATGAGTGCACCGCACTGTATTTCTCTCTGCTCAGGGTCGTCTTCAATTCGATGTTCGGCGATGACGTTATCTAGTGCTTGATCCCACCATTCAGGTTTTCCGGTGTGAAGTGTAATTCTTGCGAGAACGTGTCGTGCAAGGTCGATCGAGATCGGGTCAGTTGATTTGGCTAAGTCGGCGCTGAATAAGAACAGGTCATCAGGTTGTGCGCCTTTATTTACTAGTCGTAGTTTGCGATTGCGTAAGGCAACTTTGGTCTGGGTGAGCTTCTTTAACCATGGCATTAACCATCTGGTCATGGCTCTCGCCTGCCATACAATCGCAGCGCTGTGAATCGTTGCCATTCTGATT